AGTGAAATACCTCCCTTTTGTGGATTAGTCTATTTGTCGACTTTTTGTGTTGGTGGTGAGTGTTGTGCAGCCTGAGCTTCCTGATAGTCGTGATTGGTGTGGGGAGACGCGTCGGTGGTGGCGTGTGTGGGGTGAGGATTCGCGTGCCGGGTTTGTGTCTGATGAGGAGTGGCTGTTTCTCATGGATGCTGCGGTGATTCATGATTGTGTGTGGCGTGAGGGTCGCGCGGATTTGGTGGCTTCGCTTCGTGCTCATGTGAAGGCTTTTATGGGCATGTTGGATAGGTATTCGGTTGATGTGGCGTCTGGTGGCCGTGGTGGGGGTTCTGCGGTGGCGATGATTGACCGGTATAGGAAGCGTAGGGGTGCTTGATGTCTCAGGTTGTGGGTTCTCAGGTTCCTCGTCACCGTGTGGCTGCGGCGTATTCGGTGTCTGCTGGGGGTGATGCTGGGGAGTTGGGTCGTGCGTATGGGTTGACGCCTGATCCGTGGCAGCAGCAGGTGTTGGATGATTGGCTGGCTGTCGGTAGCAATGGCAGGCTTGCTTCGGGTGTGTGTGGGGTGTTTGTGCCTCGCCAGAATGGCAAGAACGCGATCCTTGAGGTTGGGGAGTTGTTTAAGGCGACTATTCAGGGTCGCCGTATTTTGCATACGGCTCACGAGTTGAAGTCGGCTCGTAAGGCGTTTATGCGGTTGAGGTCGTTTTTTGAGAATGAGCGGCAGTTTCCTGACTTGTATCGTATGGTGAAGTCGATTCGTGCGACGAATGGTCAGGAGGCTATTGTGTTGCATCATCCGGATTGTGCCACGTTTGAGCGTAAGTGTGGTTGTCCGGGTTGGGGTTCGGTTGAGTTTGTGGCTCGTTCTCGGGGTTCGGCTCGCGGTTTTACGGTTGATGATTTGGTGTGTGATGAGGCTCAGGAGTTGTCGGATGAGCAGTTGGAGGCTTTGCTTCCTACGGTGTCCGCGGCTCCGTCTGGTGATCCGCAGCAGATTTTCCTTGGCACGCCGCCTGGCCCGTTGGCTGATGGTTCTGTGGTGTTGCGTTTGCGTGGTCAGGCTTTGTCGGGTGGTAAAAGGATTGCGTGGACTGAGTTTTCGATTCCTGACGAGTCTGATCCGGATGATGTGTCACGCCAGTGGCGGAAGTTGGCTGGGGAGACGAATCCAGCCTTGGGTCGCCGCCTGAATTTCGGAACGGTGAGCGATGAGCATGAGTCGATGTCTGCTGCCGGGTTTGCTCGGGAGCGGCTTGGCTGGTGGGATCGTGGCCAGTCTGCTACGTCTGTGATACCGGCCGATAAGTGGGCTCAGTCTGCTGTGGATGAGGCGAGTCTGGTTGGCGGGAAAGTGTTTGGTATCTCTTTTTCGCGATCAGGCAATAGGGTTGCTTTGGCGGGTGCTGGCCGGACTGATGCTGGGGTTCATGTTGAGGTTATTGATGGGTTGTCGGGAACGATTGTTGATGGTGTAGGCCAGCTGGCTGACTGGCTGGCGTTGCGGTGGGGTGACACGGAAAAGATCATGGTTGCCGGGTCTGGTGCTGTGCTTTTGCAGAAGGCGTTAAGTGATCGTGGTGTACCTGGTCGGGGTGTTGTGGTTGCCGATACTGGGGTGTATGTGGAGGCGTGTCAAGCTTTTTTGGAGGCTATTCGTTCCGGGAATGTTTCTCATCCTCGTGTTGATTCTCGCCGTGACATGTTGGATATTGCTGTGAGGTCGGCGGTTCAGAAAAAGAAAGGCTCTGCGTGGGGTTGGGGTTCCTCGTTTAAGGATGGTTCTGAGGTTCCTTTGGAGGCTGTGTCTTTGGCGTATCTTGGTGTGAAGATGGCGAAGGCTAGGCGGCGTGAACGGTCTGGTAGGAAGCGGGTGTCTGTGGTATGAACTCGGATGAGTTGGCTCTGATTGAGGGCATGTACGATCGTATTCAAAGGTTGTCTTCGTGGCATTGCCGTATTGAGGGCTACTATGAGGGTTCTAGCCGGGTGCGTGATTTGGGTGTGGCTATTCCGCCGGAGTTGCAGCGGGTGCAGACGGTGGTGTCGTGGCCTGGTATTGCGGTGGATGCTTTGGAGGAGCGTCTGGATTGGCTTGGCTGGACGAATGGTGACGGCTACGGCCTGGATGGTGTGTATGCTGCGAATCGGCTTGCTACGGCGTCGTGTGATGTGCATTTGGATGCGCTGATTTTTGGGTTGTCGTTTGTGGCTGTTATTCCCCAGGATGATGGGTCGGTGTTGGTTCGTCCGCAGTCACCAAAGAATTGCACTGGCCGGTTTTCGGCTGACGGGTCTCGTCTGGATGCGGGTTTGGTGGTTCAGCAGACGTGTGATCCTGAGGTTGTTGAGGCGGAGTTGTTGCTGCCTGATGTGATTGTTCAGGTGGAGCGGCGGGGTTCGCGTGAATGGGTTGAGACGGGCCGTATTGTGAATGTGTTGGGTGCGGTTCCGTTGGTGCCTGTTGTGAATCGTCGCCGTACTTCTAGGATTGATGGCCGTTCGGAGATTACGAGGTCTATTAGGGCTTACACGGATGAGGCTGTTCGCACACTGTTGGGGCAGTCTGTGAATCGTGATTTTTATGCGTATCCTCAGCGTTGGGTGACTGGTGTGAGCGCGGATGAGTTTTCGCAGCCTGGCTGGGTCCTGTCGATGGCTTCTGTGTGGGCTGTGGATAAGGATGATGATGGTGATACCCCGAATGTGGGGTCGTTTCCTGTGAATTCTCCTACACCGTATTCGGATCAGATGCGGCTGTTGGCGCAGTTGACGGCTGGTGAGGCGGCTGTTCCGGAACGCTATTTCGGGTTTATCACGTCTAACCCACCTAGTGGGGAGGCTTTGGCTGCCGAGGAATCTCGGCTTGTGAAGCGTGCTGAGCGGCGTCAAACGTCGTTTGGTCAGGGCTGGCTGTCGGTTGGTTTCCTGGCTGCCAAGGCGCTCGATTCTCGGGTTAATGAGACCGATTTTTTTGGTGATGTTGGTTTGCGTTGGCGTGATGCTTCGACGCCGACTCGGGCGGCTACGGCTGATGCTGTGACGAAGCTTGTTGGTGCCGGTATTTTGCCTGCTGATTCTCGTACGGTGTTGGAGATGTTGGGGCTTGATGATGTGCAGGTTGAGGCTGTGATGCGTCATCGTGCCGAGTCGTCTGATCCGTTGGCTGCGCTTGCTGGGGCTATATCGCGTCAAACTAACGAGGTATGATAGGCGATGGCTTCGGGTGTTGCGTCGAGGTTGGCTGCTGCCGGGTATCAGCGTGAGGCGGTCAGGTTTGCTGGGAAGTATGCGGGCTATTATTCTGAGCTTGGTCGTTTGTGGCGTGCCGGGAAGATGAGTGACACACAGTATGTGCGTTTGTGTGTGGAGTTGGAGCGTGCCGGCCATGACGGTTCAGCATTGATGGCAGCCAAATTCGTGCAAGATTTTCGCCGGTTGAACGGTGTCGATCCTGGTTTGATCGTGTATGACGAGTTTGATGCTGCTGCGGCTTTGGCTAGGTCGTTTTCGACTATGAAGATTATGAATAGTGACCCGGATAGGGCGAATGATACTATTGATGCTATGGCGGCGGGTGTTAATCGGGCTGTCATGAATGCTGGCCGTGACACGGTTGAGTGGTCTGCTGGTGCGCAGGGTAGGTCGTGGCGTCGGGTTACTGATGGTGATCCGTGTGCTTTTTGTGCCATGTTGGCTACGAGGTCGGATTATACGACTAAGGAAAGGGCACTTACTACTGGTCATACGCGGCGTCATAAGCGTGGTGGTAAGCGTCCGTTTGGTTCGAAGTATCATGATCATTGTGGTTGTACGGTGGTTGAGGTTGTTGGCCCTTGGGAACCAAATAGGGCTGATGCCGAGTATCAGAGGACGTATGAGAAGGCTCGTGAGTGGGTTGATGATCATGGGTTGCAGCAGTCGCCTGGCAATATTTTGAAGGCTATGCGTACCGTTGGCGATATGCGATAATTTGATGTGGTTTCCGGTTGTGCGCCGCCGGTTATCGGTGCACAGGGTTGTCTCCCGCACGGGGGTCAACAATATTGTGTTGTTTTCCGCAAGGAGTGTAGGTTAGGCTATGGCCGATCAAAAAGTTGAAGAACAGAATGTCGACAATGATGCTGTTGAGCCCGGAAAGGGTGGAGACATTGTTGATGTTGTGAAGGATGGGCAGGCTGCCGGCGATGATCATGCCGGTGATGTTTCCGTGAAGGGTGAGGCTTCTGGGCCGTCTGGTACGGATTGGAAGGCTGAGGCCCGTAAGTGGGAGTCTCGTGCTAAAAGTAATTTCGCCGAGTTGGAGAAGCTTCGTACATCGAGTGACGATTCTGGATCTACTATTGATGAGCTTCGCCGCAAGAATGAGGAACTCGAAGACAGGATCAACGGGTTTGTTCTTGAGGGTGTGAAGCGCGAGGTGGCTTCAGAGTATGGTTTGTCCAGTGATGCGATCGCTTTCTTGTCGGGTGGCGATAAGGAGTCGCTTGCCAAGTCTGCGAAAGCTTTGAAGGGTTTGATCGACCATAGTAGTGGTGGCGCGGGTGTGCGCCGTCTTGCGGGGAGTGCCCCCGTTGATGATGTTAAACGACGTGAGGGTGTCGCGTTTGTGGATGCTCTTGTCAATAATTCTAGGAGATGATTTGTGATGGCTGACGATTTTCTTTCTGCAGGGAAGCTTGAGCTTCCTGGTTCTATGATTGGTGCGGTTCGTGACCGTGCTATCGATTCTGGTGTTTTGGCGAAGCTTTCGCCGGAGCAGCCGACTATTTTCGGCCCGGTGAAGGGTGCCGTGTTTAGTGGTGTTCCTCGCGCCAAGATTGTTGGTGAGGGCGAGGTTAAGCCTTCCGCTTCGGTTGATGTTTCCTCGTTTACTGCGCAGCCTATCAAGGTTGTGACTCAGCAGCGTGTTTCGGACGAGTTTATGTGGGCTGACGCCGATTACCGCCTGGGTGTTTTGCAGGATCTGATTTCGCCTGCTCTTGGTGCTTCGATTGGTCGCGCTGTTGATCTGATTGCTTTCCACGGTATTGATCCGGCTACGGGTAAGCCTGCTGCGGCTGTCAAGTCTTCGCTGGATAAGACGAAGAATATTGTTGATGCAACCGATAGCGCTACGGCTGATCTGATTAAGGCGGTTGGGCTGATTGCTGGTGCCGGTTTGCAGGTTCCTAACGGGGTTGCTTTGGATCCGGCGTTCTCGTTTGCCCTGTCTACTGAGGTGTATCCGAATGGGTCTCCGCTTGCCGGCCAGCCTATGTATCCTGCCGCCGGGTTCGCCGGTTTGGATAATTGGCGTGGCTTGAATGTTGGTGCTTCTTCGACTGTTTCTGGCGCCCCGGAGATGTCGCCTGCCTCTGGTGTTAAGGCTATTGTTGGTGATTTCTCGCGTGTTCATTGGGGTTTCCAGCGTAACTTCCCGATCGAACTTATCGAGTATGGTGACCCGGATCAGACTGGGCGTGACCTGAAGGGCCATAACGAGGTTATGGTTCGTGCCGAGGCTGTCCTGTATGTGGCTATCGAGTCGCTTAATTCGTTTGCTGTTGTGAAGGATAAGGCTGCCCCGAAGCCTAATCCGCCGGCCGAGAACTGATTTATTGTAGCGGTGATGTTTTCTATGTGCAGGGGGTGGTGTTGATGGGTATCATTTTGAAGCCTGAGGATATTGAGCCTTTCGCCGATATTCCTAGAGAGAAGCTTGAGGCGATGATCGCCGATGTGGAGGCTGTGGCTGTCAGTGTCGCCCCCTGTATCGCTAAACCGGATTTCAAATACAAGGATGCGGCTAAGGCGATCCTTCGTAGGGCTTTGTTGCGCTGGAATGATACTGGCGTGTCGGGTCAGGTGCAGTATGAGTCTGCGGGTCCTTTCGCTCAGACTACACGGTCTAATACTCCCACGAATTTGTTGTGGCCTTCTGAGATTGCCGCGTTGAAGAAGTTGTGTGAGGTTGATGGTGGGGCTGGTAAAGCGTTCACTATTACACCGACCATGAGGAGTAGTGTGAATCATTCTGAGGTGTGTTCCATGGTGTGGGGTGAGGGTTGCTCGTGCGGGTCGAATATTAACGGCTACGCTGGCCCTTTGTGGGAGATATGATATGACCAGTTTTCCTTATGGTGAAACGGTTGTGATGCTTCAACCGACTGTTCGTGTCGATGATCTTGGTGACAAGGTTGAGGATTGGGGGCATCCTGTAGAAACCGTGTACCATAACGTGGCCATCTATGTTTCCGTTTCGCAGGAGGATGAGGCTGCCGGCCGTGACTCTGACTATGAGCATTGGTCGATGCTTTTCAAGCAACCTGTTGTGGGTGCCGGTTATCGTTGCAGGTGGCGTATTCGGGGTGTTGTGTGGGAGGCTGACGGGTCTCCTATCGTGTGGCATCACCCCATGTCCGGTTGGGATGCTGGTACGCAGATCAATGTGAAGCGTAAGAAGGGCTGATGGGTAGTGGCTCAGGATGTGAATGTGAAGCTGAACTTGCCGGGTATTCGTGAGGTGTTGAAGTCTTCTGGGGTGCAGGCTATGTTGGCTGAGCGTGGCGAGCGTGTCAAGCGTGCGGCCTCGGCGAATGTGGGCGGTAACGCTTTCGATAAGGCCCAATACCGTAATGGTTTGTCGTCGGAGGTGCAGGTTCACCGTGTCGAGGCTGTCGCCAGGATTGGCACCACATATAAGGGTGGGAAGCGTATTGAGGCGAAGCATGGCACGCTGGCTCGGTCGATTGGGGCTGCGTCGTGATCGTTTACGGTGACCCAAGAGTCTGGGCTAAACGTGTTTTGGCGGATGATGGCTGGCTGTCTGATATACCGTGTACAGGGACGGTGCCTGACCGGTTTGAGGGTGACCTGATTTGGCTTGCGTTGGATGGTGGCCCGCAGTTGCATGTTCGTGAACGTGTTTTTTTGCGCATGAATGTGTTTTCGGATACGCCGGATCGTGCTATGTCGTTGGCGCGTCGTGTTGAGGCTGTGCTGGCTGACGGGGTGGACGGTGATCCGGTGGTGTTTTGTAGGCGTTCTACGGGTCCTGATTTGCTGGTTGATGGTGCACGTTTTGATGTGTATTCGCTGTTCGAGCTGATATGTAGGCCTGTCGAATCTGAGTAAACGTATTTGTTTTTGTTTTAATGTAATTGTTTGATATTTAATGGGGGTTGTGATGGCTGCAACACGTAAAGCGTCTAATGTTCGTTCAGCGGTTACTGGCGACGTTTATATTGGTGACGCGCACGCGGGTGATACTATTAAGGGTGTGGAGGCGGTTCCTTCCGGGCTTACAGCTTTAGGGTATCTGTCGGATGACGGGTTTAAGATTAAGCCTGAGCGTAAAACGGATGATTTGAAGGCTTGGCAGAATGCGGATGTTGTTCGCACTGTTGCCACCGAGTCGTCTATCGAGATTTCTTTCCAGCTGATCGAATCCAAGAAAGAGGTTATTGAGCTGTTTTGGCAGTCGAAGGTTACTGCCGGAGCCGATTCGGGTTCGTTCGATATTTCACCAGGCGCCACCACTGGCGTGCACGCTTTACTGATGGATATTGTGGATGGCGATCAGGTTATCCGCTACTATTTCCCTGAGGTTGAGCTTATCGATCGTGACGAGATTAAGGGCAAGAATGGTGAAGTGTACGGGTATGGTGTGACGTTGAAGGCTTACCCTGCTCAGATTAATAAGAAGGGTGATGCGGTGTCGGGTCGGGGGTGGATGACGGCTTTAAAAGCTGATACTCCTCCGGTTCCGCCTTCTCCGAAGCCTCAGCCGGATCCGAATCCGCCGTCTAATAACTGATACATATAGTTTGAGGGATTGTTGATAGATGAGTGACACAGGTTACACGTTGAAGATTGGTGACCGTAGCTGGGTGTTGGCGGATGCGGAGGAGACGGCTCAGGCTGTTCCTGCCCGTGTGTTTCGCCGGGCCGCTAAGATTGCCCAGTCGGGGGAGTCTGCGGATTTCGCCCAGGTTGAGGTGATGTTTTCTATGTTGGAGGCTGCCGCCCCGGCTGACGCTGTGGAGGCTTTGGAGGGGCTTCCTATGGTTCGTGTTGCCGAGATTTTCCGTGAGTGGATGGAATATAAGCCTGATGGTAAGGGTGCCTCTTTGGGGGAATAGTTTGGCTCCACGGCCTGATTGATGATTATCGTGGGGCCATCGAATATGATTGGAGGACCCGGTTCGGTTGCTCGGTTTATGATGTTGGTGGCCCGGTGATGTGTTGGGGTGAGGCTGTCCGGCTGGCTGGCGTGTTGTGTACCGATACGTCTAGCCAGTTGGCGGCCCACCTGAATGGTTGGCAGCGCCCGTTTGAGTGGTGCGAGTGGGCGGTGTTGGACATGTTGGATCATTACAGGTCTGCTAATAGTGAGGGGCAGCCGGAGCCTGTGGCGAGGCCTACGGATGAGCGTAGGGCCCGGTTTACGTCTGGGCAGGTGGACGATATTTTGGCGCGTGTTCGTGCCGGTGGCGGGGTGTCTCGCGAGATTAATATTATGGGGTGAATAGTGTATGTCTGGTGAGATTGCTTCCGCATATGTGTCGTTGTATACGAAGATGCCTGGTTTGAAGGCTGATGTTGGTAAACAGTTGTCTGGGGTGATGCCTGCGGAGGGTCAGCGTTCGGGTAGTCTTTTTGCTAAGGGTATGAAGTTGGCTTTGGGTGGCGCCGCAATGGTGGGTGCTATCAATGTTGCTAAGAAGGGCCTCAAGTCGATTTATGATGTGACTATTGGTGGCGGTATTGCTAGGGCTATGGCTATTGATGAGGCTCAGGCTAAACTGACTGGTTTGGGTCACACGTCTTCTGATACGTCTTCGATTATGAATTCGGCTATTGAGGCTGTGACTGGTACGTCGTATGCGTTGGGTGATGCGGCTTCTACTGCGGCGGCGTTGTCTGCTTCGGGTGTGAAGTCTGGCGGGCAGATGACGGATGTGTTGAAGACTGTCGCCGATGTGTCTTATATTTCGGGTAAGTCGTTTCAGGATACGGGCGCTATTTTTACGTCTGTGATGGCCCGCGGTAAGTTGCAGGGCGATGACATGTTGCAGCTTACGATGGCGGGTGTTCCTGTGCTGTCTTTGCTTGCCAGGCAGACGGGTAAAACGTCGGCTGAGGTGTCGCAGATGGTGTCGAAGGGGCAGATTGATTTTGCCACGTTTGCGGCTGCGATGAAGCTTGGCATGGGTGGTGCTGCGCAGGCGTCTGGGAAGACGTTTGAGGGCGCTATGAAGAATGTTAAGGGTGCCCTGGGTTATCTTGGTGCTACGGCTATGGCGCCGTTTCTTAACGGGTTGCGGCAGATTTTTGTTGCCTTGAATCCGGTGATCAAGTCTATTACGGATTCTGTGAAGCCGATGTTTGCTGCCGTAGATGCTGGTATTCAGCGTATGATGCCGTCTATTTTGGCGTGGATTAACCGTATGCCGGCTATGATCACTCGAATGAATGCGCAGATGCGCGCCAAGGTGGAGCAGTTGAAGGGCGTTTTTGCAAGGTTGCATTTGCCTGTTCCTAAGGTGAATTTGGGTGCCATGTTTGCGGGTGGCACAGCGGTGTTTGGTATTGTTGCTGCAGGTGTTGGGAAGCTTGTTGCAGGGTTTGCCCCGCTGGCGGTGTCGTTGAAGAATCTGTTGCCTTCATTTGGTGCTTTGAAGGGTGCCGCCGGGGGGCTTGGTGGCGTGTTTCGCGCCCTGGGTGGCCCTGTTGGTATTGTGATCGGCTTGTTTGCTGCCATGTTTGCTACGAACGCCCAGTTCCGTGCCGCTGTTATGCAGCTTGTTGGTGTGGTTGGCCAGGCTTTGGGGCAGATCATGGCTGCTATTCAGCCGCTGTTTGGTTTGGTTGCGGGGCTGGTGGCACGGTTGGCGCCAGTGTTCGGCCAGATTATCGGTATGGTTGCCGGTTTGGCTGCCCAACTGGTGCCTGTTATTGGTATGCTTATTGCCCGGCTGGTTCCTGTTATCACCCAGATTATTGGTATGGTAACCCAGGTTGCTGCCATGTTGTTGCCTATGCTGATGCCGGTTATTCAGGCTGTTGTTGCTGTGATACGGCAGGTTATTGGTGTGATCATGCAGTTGGTGCCTGTTTTGATGCCGGTTGTGCAGCAGATTTTGGGTGCTGTCATGTCTGTTTTGCCGTCGATTGTTGGTTTGATAAGGTCGCTGATACCAGTCATCATGTCGATTATGCGTGTGGTGGTGCAGGTTGTTTCGGTTGTGTTGCAGGTGGTGGCCCGTATTATTCCGGTTGTTATGCCGATTTATGTTGCGGTGATTGGATTCATTGGCAAGATTTATGCTGCGGTTATCGGTTTTGAGGCTAAGGTTATTGGCGCTATTCTTCGTACTATTACGTGGATTGTGAATCATTTAGTGTCTGGCGCCAGGTCTATGGGCACGGCCATCCAGAATGGCTGGAATCATATCAAATCGTTTACGTCAGCGTTTATTAACGGTTTCAAGTCGGTGATTTCTGGCGGTGTGAACGCGGTTGTGGGGTTTTTTGCCCGGCTTGGTTCTTCGGTTGCCTCCCATGTGAGGTCTGGTTTTAACGCGGCCCGGGGTGCTGTTTCTTCTGCGATGAATGCTATCCGGAGTGTTGTGTCTTCGGTGGCGTCTGCTGTTGGAGGGTTTTTCAGTTCGATGGCTTCTCGGGTTCGGAATGGTGCTGTGCGCGGGTTTAATGGTGCCCGGAGTGCGGCTTCTTCTGCTATGCATGCTATGGGTTCGGCTGTGTCTAGTGGTGTGCATGGTGTGCTGGGTTTTTTCCGGAATTTGCCTGGCAATATTCGGCGTGCGCTTGGTAATATGGGGTCTTTGTTGGTGTCTGCTGGCCGTGATGTGGTGTCTGGTTTGGGTAATGGTATCCGGAATGCTATGAGTGGCCTGTTGGATACGGTGCGTAACATGGGTTCTCAGGTTGCTAATGCGGCTAAATCGGTGTTGGGTATTCATTCCCCGTCTAGGGTGTTTCGTGACCAGGTTGGCCGGCAGGTTGTTGCTGGTTTGGCTGAGGGTATTACTGGTAATGCTGGTTTGGCGTTGGATGCGATGTCGGGTGTGGCTGGTCGGCTGCCGGATGCTGTTGATGCCCGGTTTGGTGTGCGATCGTCTGTGGGCTCGTTTACCCCGTATGGCAGGTATCAGCGTGCGAATGATAAGAGTGTTGTGGTGAATGTGAATGGGCCTACTTATGGTGATCCGAACGAGTTTGCGAAGCGGATTGAGCGGCAGCAGCGTGACGCTTTGAATGCGTTGGCTTACGTGTGATTGGGGGTGTTGTGTATGTTTATTCCTGACCCGTCTGATCGTTCTGGTTTGACTGTGACTTGGTTTATGGATCCGTTGTTTGGCGACGAGCGTGTGCTTCATTTGACGGATTATACGGGTGCGTCTCCGGTCATGTTGTTGAATGATTCGTTGCGTGGTTTGGGTGTGCCGGAGGTGGAGCATTTTTCTCAAACTCATGTTGGGGTGCATGGCTCGGAGTGGCGCGGGTTTAATGTGAAGCCTCGCGAGGTGACGCTGCCGGTTTTGGTGTCGGGTGTTGACCCGGATCCTGATGGCGGGTTTCGTGACGGTTTTTTGAAGGCGTATGACGAGTTGTGGTCTGCTTTTCCTTCCGGGGAGGAGGGGGAGTTGTCGGTGAAGACTCCTGCCGGCCGTGAGCGTGTGTTGAAGTGTCGGTTTGATTCGGCTGATGACACGTTTACGGTGGATCCTGTGAACAGGGGTTATGCGCGTTATGTGCTTCATTTGACAGCGTATGACCCGTTTTGGTATGGGGATGAGCAAAAGTTTCGTTTCAGTAACGCGGAGTTGCAGGATTGGTTGGGTGGCGGCCCTGTCGGCTGGAAGGGTACCGCGTTTCCTGTGGTGTTGACGCCTGGTGTTGGTTCGGGTTGGGATAATCTGTCTAATAAGGGTGATGTGCCTGCGTGGCCTGTGATTCGTGTTGAGGGGCCTTTGGAGTCGTGGTCTGTGCAGATTGATGGTTTGCGTGTGTCTTCGGATTATCCTGTCGAGGAGTATGATTGGATCACTATTGATACGGATCCTCGTAAACAGTCTGCGTTGTTGAACGGGTTTGAGGATGTGATGGATCGTTTGAAGGAGTGGGAGTTTGCGCCTATCCCGCCTGGCGGTTCTAAGAGTGTGAATATTGAGATGGTTGGTTTGGGTGCCATTGTTGTGTCGGTGCAGTACAGGTTTTTGAGGGCTTGGTGAATAGTTGATGGCTGGTCTTGTTCCGCAGATAACATTGTTTACGCCGGATTATCGTCGTGTGGCGCCTATCAATTTTTTTGAGTCGTTGAAGTTGTCGTTGAAGTGGAATGGTTTGTCGACGCTGGAGTTGGTGGTGTCTGGGGATCATTCTAGGCTTGACGGGTTGACGAAGCCGGGTGCACGGCTGGTTGTTGATTATGATGGTGGCCAGATTTTTTCTGGGCCTGTGCGTAAGGTTCATGGTGTGGGTCCGTGGCGTTCTTCGAGGGTGACGATCACGTGTGAGGATGATATTCGGCTGTTGTGGCGTATGTTGATGTGGCCTGTGAATTATCGTCCTGGTATGGTTGGTATGGAGTGGCGTGCCGACAGGGATTATGCCCACTATTCGGGTGCGGCTGAGTCGGTGGCTAAGCAGGTGTTGGGGGATAATGCTTGGCGTTTTCCGCCTGGTTTGTTTATGACCGATGATGAGAGTCGTGGCCGCTATATTAAGGATTTTCAGGTGCGGTTTCACGTGTTTGCAGACAAGTTGTTGCCGGTGTTGTCGTGGGCTCGGATGACTGTCACGGTGAACCAGTTTGAGAATGCGAAGTTTGATCAGCGTGGTTTAGTGTTTGATTGTGTGCCTGCTGTGATCCGTGAGCATGTGTTGACTGCCGAGTCTGGTTCGATTGTGTCGTGGGAGTATGTGCGTGACGCCCCGAAGGCTACTTCGGTGGTGGTTGGTGGCCGCGGCGAGGGTAAGGATCGGCTGTTTTGTGAGGATGTTGATTCGATGGCCGAGGGGGATTGGTTTGATCGTGTCGAGGTGTTTAAGGATGCCCGTAACACGGATTCTGAGCATGTGCATCTTATTGATGAGGCTGAGCAGGTGTTGTCAGAGTTGGGGGCCACGTCGGGGTTTAAGATCGAGTTGGCTGAGTCGGATGTGTTGCGGTTTGGGCCAGGCAATCTGATGCCTGGGGATTTGATCTATGTGGATGTGGGTTCTGGCCCTATTGCGGAGATTGTGCGGCAGATTGATGTGGAGTGTGTATCGCCTGGTGATGGGTGGACTAAGGTGACACCGATTGCGGGCGATTATGAGGATAATCCGTCTGCTTTGTTGGCACGCCGTGTGGCTGGTTTGGCTGCGGGTGTGCGGGATTTACAAAAATTCTAATTGTTAGGGGTTTGTTGTGGGTATTGTGTGTAAAGGGTTTGATGGTGTGTTGACCGAGTATGATTGGGCTCAAATGTCTGGTCTGATGGGTAATATGCCGTCTGTGAAAGGGCCGGACGATTTTCGTGTCGGCACGTCGATTCAGGGTGCCACAGTGTTGTGTGAGGTTTTGCCGGGGCAGGCTTGGGCTCACGGGGTGATGTGCACGTCGAATAGTGTTGAGACGGTGACTGGGCAGCTTCCGGGCCCTGGCGAGACCCGTTATGACTATGTGGTGTTGTCTCGGGATTGGGAGGCGAACACAGCCAAGTTGGAGATTGTTCCTGGGGGTCGTGCGGAGCGTGCCAGGGATGTGTTGCGTGCCGAGCCTGGCGTGTTTCATCAGCAGTTGTTGGCTACTTTGGTGTTGTCGTCTAACGGGTTGCAGCAGCAGCTGGATAGGCGTGCTATAGCGGCTAGGGTTGCGTTTGGCGAGTCTGCTGCGTGTGATCCTACCCCTGTGGAGGGTGATCGTGTGATGGTTCCTTCTGGGGCTGTGTGGGCTAATCATGCCAACGAGTGGATGCTGTTGTCTCCCAGGATCGAGACGGGTTCGAAGTCGATCATGTTTGGCGGGTCTGCTGTGTATGCTTACACGATCCCGTTTAATCGTCCCTTCGGTAGTGCGCCTGTCGTGGTGGCGTCTATGGCTACGGCGGCTGGGGGCACGGCACAGATTGATGTGAAAGCCTACAATGTGACTGCCAAGGATTTTAGTTTGGCGTTTATCACGAATTGACGGGTCGAAGCCGAATGGTGTGCCTGCGATAGCTAACTGGATTGCTGTCGGTGTGTGACTGTACAGGTGTTGTGGCGGATGGTGTGATGTTGGGGGGCTGTGGTGTCGTGGTTTACTCCTGCACTGGTGGCCTCTATTTGTACGGCGTTGGCCACGGTTTTGGGTTCTGTTCAGGCGGTCACGTCTAAATCGAGGAAGCGTTTGCGGCGCCTGTCGGCGCAGGTGGATGCGATGGAAGAGTATACGTGGGGTGTGCGGCGTGAGGTTCGCCGGTTTAACGCTGGTCTTCCGGATGGTGTGGATCCGCTTGTGTTGCCTGATCCGCCCGGTTTTTTGCAGGATTCGTTGGGGGGTGAGTGATGAGGGAGTTGGAGGAAGAGAAGCGGCAGCGCCGCTCGTTTGAGAAGGCTTCCCTGCTGTTGCTGTTTTTGTCGCTTGTGCTATTGGCGGTGGTTGCTGCGGGTGCTTTACGTTTCGGGGCTGTATCCTCTGAGCGGGATTCGGAGCAGGCGAGGGCCCAGTCGAATGGTACAGCGGCTCGGGGTTTAGCCAGCCATGTGCGGTTGGTGTGTGCCTCTGGTGGGCAGGAGTCGGTGCGGCTGCACAGGTCTGGTTTGTGTGTGGATGCTGTGCGTGTTGAGCGGAGTGTGCGGGGTGTGCCGGGTCCTGCCGGTGTACGTGGCCCGCAAGGCCCTGCAGGGGTTGACGGCCGGGATGGTGTTAATGGTTCGGCTGGGCTGGTTGGCCCTGTTGGTCCGCAGGGTTCTCCCGGTTTGAATGGTGTGAAAGGTCCTGACGGGTTGCCTGGTGCGAATGGATCGGATGGCCGTGATGGTGTTTCGGGCCGTGCAGGTGCTGACGGTGTGAACGGCGTTGACGGCGCTGATGGTCGGGATGGTTCGGCCGGTGAGCGCGGCGAACAGGGGCCATCGGGGCCTCCCGGCCCGCAAGGTACACAGGGTGAACGGGGTGAGCGCGGCCCCGCCGGTGCGAACGGATCCGATGGTAAAGATGGTAAGGATGGCCGTTCTGTGGTGTCTGTGTACTGTTCTGATGGTCGCCTGTTTGTGAAATATAGTGACGGTGTGGCTTCCACGATATCGGGCTCGGTGGCCTGCCAGGGTGTGAAACCGTCGCCTATAGTGACTATATCATCCCACAAATAGAAAGGAGTGGCTGTGATGGTAGTGTTAGGTGGTGACATGTTGTGAGGTTTATTCCTGCAGCGCATCACTCGAGTGGCTCGAATAGTCCGGTGAACCGGGTTGTGATTCATGCAACATGCCCGGATGTGGGGTTTCCGTCTGCCTCCCGTAAAGGGCGGGCGGTGTCTACAGCAAACTATTTTGCTTCCCCATCGTCGGGTGGTTCGGCGCATTATGTGTGTGATGTTGGGGAGACGGTGCAATGCTTGTCGGAGTCTACGATTGGGTGGCATGCCCCGCCGAATCCGCATTCTTTGGGTATAGAGATTTGCGCGGATGGGGGTTCGCACGCCTCGTTTCGGATACCGCGGCATGCTTACACGAGGGAGCAGTGGCTGGATCCTCGCGTGTGGCCTGCCGTGGAGCGTGCCGCGGTGCTGTGCCGGCAGTTGTGTGACAAATATAATGTTCCGAAAAGGAAGCTTAGTGCAGCCGATTTGAAGGCTGGCAGGCGGGGTGTGTGCGGCCACGTGGATGTTACGGATGCGTGGCATCAGTCGGATCATGACGATCCTGGGCCGTGGTTTCCGTGGGACAAATTTATGGCCGTCGTCAACGGCGGTAGTGGTAGTGAGGAGTTGAGTATGGCTGATATACAAGCGTTACATAATCAGATTAAACAGTTGTCTGGGCAGGTGGCCCAGTCGGTGAACCGTTTGCATCACGATGTGGGTGTGGTTCAGGTTCAGAATGGTGACTTACGTAAGCGTGTTGATGCCCTGTCGTGGGTGAAGAATCCGGTGACGGGGAAGCTGTGGCGCACCAAGGATGCCCTGTGGAGTGGCTGGTATTACGTGCTGGAGTGTCGCAGCCGCATAGACAGGCTTGAGTCGACTGTCAACGGTTTGAAAAAGTGATGGTGGTTTGTTGTGGGTAAACAGTTTTGGTTGGGCTTGTTTGAGCGTGCCCTGAAAACTTTTATTCAAACGTTTGTTGCTGTGCTTGGTGTGACAGCGGGTGTCACGTATACTGCGGAGTCGTTTCGGGGTTTGCCGTGGGAGTCTGCCCTGATTACGGCCGGGGTTGCTGCAATACTGTCGGTTGCTACATCGTTTGGTAGCCCGTCGTTTGTGGCCGGCAAACCTAAAACCACGGTTGTGGATGCTGGGCTTGTTCCACCCGACGATGGGGGCATGGTTGAGTCGCACTCGGTGGATGTGTCGGATCCTGGCATGATCGAGCCGACAGATGATGTGGATGGTTTTGCCGGCTATGTGCCGAGGCGTGCAGCAGAGTCTGAGGTTGGCACGGTAGAGTCTACTGTTGCATAATTGAATATGTGTGTGCCCCAGCGGTGCTGCCACGATCGTGTGGTGGTTGCCGCTGGGGCACTATTTTTGTGTCTATAGTATTCTATGATTCGTTGCTGTCTATGGTGTCTTCGAGCATCTGATACAGGTGGAGGCAGGCGGAGATAGTTTCGTTGGCCTGGTCTAGAACATCCTGGCCGATAACATTTTTGTGGTTGTCGCGGTGGCAGATGATAGACCGCATGATATCGTCGGCCACCGATTGTAGTAGTTTGGTTTGGTATGCGATTCCTGCCAGCCAATCTATGGCTTCCTGGTTTGCCCGAGTGTCGTCTGGAATGCCACGGGTGTTGCGGTTGTTTGGGTATCCTGCACTGTCGCAGCACCATAGGATTTCGCCGCACTCGTCTAGCGTGTCCTGGTCGATAGCCAGGTTGTCGAGGCTGACTTCTTTAACAGTAAGGTTCACATTGTCGAGGGAGATGGGTATACGGTACTGGTTTTCGACACCGTCAACAATGTTTTCCAACTGTTGCATGTTGGTGGGTTGCTGTTGGATGATTCGGTGTACCGCTGTTTTGAGGGCAGTGTAGGGGATATTGGTTGTGTTGTCCATGGTTTTATCCCATCCTTGTGCTGTCGTCGCTGTCATCTGGATAGTATCTACTGTTTGCGTAGCCTGTGAGGGTGATGAGTGTTTGGTCTGCCCACTGTTTCACGGTTTGTCTTGTCACCCCGAGTCGTTGGGCTGCCACCGAATAGGTTTGATCATACCCGTATACTTCACGGAATGCTGCCAGTCGTGCTAAACGTTTTCGCTGTTTGGATGGCTGGCAGGTGAGGGTGTAGTCGTCGATGGCGAGTTGGAGGTCGATCATGGTGACGATGTTGTTGCCGTGGTGTTGTGGCGCGGTTGGTGGGGGTGGCATTCCTGGTTCGACGCTCGGTTTCCATGGGCCGCCGTTCCAGATCCATTGCGCGGCTTGGATAATATCTGCGGTGGTGTAAGTCCGGTTCATGTGTCATCCCCTAAACAGGTTGTCGAGGTTGTCTGGGTTGCCGGTGTTGGTGGTGTCGAATCGTCCGACGCAGTGGCAGTAGTCGTACATGAGTTTGATAATGTGTTGGTGGTCGCCGAGGTAGGTGTTTCCGCTGATACTGTAGGTGGCTGTGCCGTCTTTACTGATGGTGTATTTGGCGGTGATGGTTTCGGGTGTTTCTGTGTTGGTGATGATTGCTGTGGTGGTGGTGCCTACGGTTTGTAGCCTGGTGGTTTGGGTTCCGTCGTCGAGGATGGTTTTAACCATGAGGGGTTCTCCTGTTAGTTGCTTGTTTGGTTGTCGGCTAGATGAATAATATCGGATAAAGGTTTCGGTTGGTCTAGGTGTTGTATGGTTTTGTTGGCTAGCCGTTTGGCTACCCTGTAGCACATTTTGATGTAGTGTTTGTTGTCTAGGTTGTGGTATTGTTCCCGCACCGCAATATATAGTAGGGAGTCTTGGTACAGGTCGTCTGCACTGATTGCGGGGTAGTGTGTGGCTACTTTGGTGCATGCCCGGTTGAGTGTGCGAAGATGATGGTTTGTGGCCCATCCCCACGATGCGGTGGTGGCCAGGTCGGCTTTGGTTGGTCGTTTGCTCATGGCACTATTTCATCTCGCTATCTGGTAGTTGTTTGGTGTTTTGTTGTGGATAGTGTAGCACACTAGTCCGGGGTGGCCGGTGGTGCCTGTGCGATGCCGGAACCATGTGGATTCGCCTTCCATGGATGGGCATTGGATGAAGGTGCGTTGTCCTTGCTCGGAGATTTCTAGGTGGTGCCGGTGGCCGGCCATGAGAATATTAGATACGGTGCCGTTGTGGAATTCTTGGCCGCGCCACCATTCGTAGTGTTGGTTGTTGCGCCATTGGTGGCCGTGGGCATGAAGGATAGTAGCCCCGGCTACGTTTACGGTGGTGGTCATTTCGTCTCGGCTGGGGAAGTGGAAGTGAAGGTTGGGGTAGTTGTTGTTGAGCTGGTAGGCTTCTGCGATGGCGCGGCAGCAGTCCACGTCGAATGAGTCGTCGTAGGTGGTGACGCCTTTACCGAAGCGCACGGCTTCACCGTGGTTGCCGGGGATGGATGTGATGGTGACGTTGGCGCAGTGGTCGAACATGTGGACGAGTTGCATCATGGCCATGCGGGTGAGCCTGATTTGTTCCGTCAAGGGTGTTTGTGTGCGCCAGGCATTGTTGCCTCCTTGTGACACGTACCCTTCGATCATGTCGCCGAGGAATGCGATGTGGACCCGTTGCGGTTTGCCTGCCTGTTGCCAGTAGTGTTTTGCGGATGTGAGGGAGTGTAAATAGTCCCCGGCGAAGTGTGATGTTTCTCCGCCGGGGATGCCTTTGCCGATTTGGAAGTCTCCTGCCCCGATGACGAAGGCCGCAGTGCTGTAGTCGGTGCGGGTGTCTTGTTCGGGTTTTGGGGGTGTCCATTCGGCTAGTTTATCGACGAGTTCGTCTACAGGGTAGGGGTTTGTTGCGGGTTGGTGGTCGATGATTTTTTGTACGGATCGGCCTGTTTCTCCGTTGGGGAGTGTCCATTCGGAGATGCGTGTGCGGCGTACGGTGCCGTTTGCGAGATTGTCGTCGATAGTGTCGATGGCGTTGTCGTGGTTGGCTAGCTGTGTGAGGAGCCGGTCTATATTGTCTATCACTGGTTTTCCTCTTCTGTTTTCTGGGTGGTGTTGGCTTGTTTGCGGCGATAGTCTTTAATGACGGTGGCGGAGATGGGGTATCCGGCTTGGGTGAGTTGTTTGGCTAGCTGTGTGGCGGGGGTTCAGTTTTGGTTGCCATGATGTCCTAGGGGTTGTGTGGTGGGCTGCCATCCTGTGCGGCAGTCGCCGTCGTGTCCTGGTTTGCGTGTACACCATGTTATGGTTCCGTCTGTGTGGTTGAGTGTTTTGCCGCACATGACGTCTTGGAGATGCTCGGGAAACTTATCGTTGTTGTTGTCCCCGTGCATGTCGATCAAGTGTTGGGTTTTGGCGATCATCATGTCTCCTATTTGTGAAAGAGTGTGCAAATACTATGCAGGTGTCATGAGTGTTTATGCGGGTATGGTTTTCATCACCTTGCTGAACGTCACCTGGTTACTGTACATCATCTGAGTGATTTCCTGATCAGTTTTGTCGGGGTGCTGTTTTCGCAGGTTCGCCCACTGGCAGGCGTTGTCGGTCTCCTGCTGGAGCCGGGTCAGGTGCTGCTCTGCGAGGATTTGTTTCCACATGGTCCAGGATATGTCGAGTCGTTTGAGCATGTCGATGGCTGGCACGTTGAAGGAGTTGAGGAAGAGTATCTCCTCTGTGTAGTACTGTTTTTCGTATTGGTCCCATCCGCTTCGGTGCCTGTTGGGCTGGTTTTTGGGGTAGGCTTCCCGGCATACTTTGTGTAACCGTTTGGCCATGTCGTCGGGTAGTTTAATGTCGGGGTTGGCGCGGATCATGGATCGCATCCCATCATAGGTGGTGCCCCAGGTGTGCATGATGCGGAGTGGGTCTTCCCCATCAGCCCATTTTTCTGCACAGATGGCGAGGCGGATGCGCCTCCGGGCGGCCTTACTCGTGTCGCGGCGGCCGGGGATGGGGCATGTGTCGAGGGGATCCATGATGCTTTAGTGTACCTTTCTTGAGGTGATGTTTGTTTGCTTTGTGTGGTTTTATTGTAGCACTGTGTTGAGGGCTTGTGTCAACCCTGTTTTGCCGGCCTGCAGGTAGGTGTCTGTGACATCCCCCAGGGTGAGGGGCACATGTATGGCTTGGGGGAGTGCTGACTGGAGGGTTTGGGCCATCTGGTGGCCCGCTTTGTCGGGGTCGGACCATATGTAGATGTGGTCGTAGCCTTCGAAGAATTTGGTCCAAAAGTTTTGCCACGAGGTTGCGCCGGGTAGGGCTACGGCCGACCATCCGCATTGTTCGAGGATCATGGAGTCGAATTCGCCTTCGCAAATGTGCATTTCGACTGCCGGGTTGGCCATGGCGGCCATGTTGTATATGGAGCCTGTGTCTCCTGCTGGGGTTAGGTATTTGGGGTGGTTGTGGGTTTTGCAGTCGTGTGGGAGTGAGCAGCGGAAACGCATTTTTCTTATTTCGGCTGGCCCTTCCCATGTGGGGTACATGTAGGGGATGGTGATGCACTGGTTGTAGTTTTCGTGGCCTGGGATGGGGTCATTGTCGATATATCCAAGGTGGTGGTAGCGGGCTGTTTCTTCGCTGATGCCTCTTGCTGAGAGCAGGTCGAGTATGTTTTCGAGGTGGGTTTCGTAGAGGGCTGAGGCTTTCTGGAGTCGGCGGCGTTCCGCAATGTTGTATGGGCGTATGCTGTCGTACATTCGGGTTTTCTTCTTCTAATCGTTGTTGTAGCTTGGCGAGTCCGCCTCCGACACCGCATGTGTGGCAGTACCAGACGCCCTTGTCGAGGTTGATGCTCATGGAGGGCTGGTGGTCGTCGTGGAACGGGCAGAGGATGTGTTGCTCGTTTCGTGACGGATTGTACCGTATCCGGTAGGTGTCGAGGAGGCGGCAGGTGTCAGAGGTGTGGGAGGAGCTCGTTGAGGGTTGATACCACATAGGCTTCACTCCATGGCTTGTTGCGCTGTTTCATCACTACGAGTCCGATGGTGGAATTGTTTTGTTTGTTTCGGTGGGTTTCGTAGTTGCGTGCCTCCCGGCTGGCTTGTTTCACGAATTGGGCGAGATGGGGCTGGCCGGCTTTCGCCTCGATAATGTAGGTTTTGTGGCCGGTTGTGAGGATGAGGTCGCCTTCGTCTTCGCGGCCGTTGAGGTGGAGGCGTTCTATATCATAGCCGGTGTCGCGTAACTGGTGGAGGAGTCGTGTTTCCCATTCGGCGCCGGCCCTGCGGTTGCGTGATTGCTGTGTCGACATGATAGTCCTTTGTGGTGTTCGGTCATGTTCCATGGCTGTTTTTCGGCGAGTGGCCCGAAGAATGTGTATTCGGGGTAGGCTCTGAGTCTTTCGTATCGGGTTCCGTCTGGGCTTGACTGTCCGGTGCGCTGTTTGAGGACGGCTATGCGTGCCTCTGCCGGTATCGTGAGGCCGTTGCCGTTATCCTCGCCACTATACAATGAGACTCCGAGGATGAGTTGTGGTTTTTCGGAGAGGCCGTTTTTGATTTCTCGCCGGGCTGGCGGGTGTTCGATGTCGGTTCCGGTTTTGTCGGTGGCGTGGTGTGTGACAATAATGGTGGAGCCAGTATCCCTACCCAATGCTGTGATCCATTGCATGGCTTCTTGTTGTGCCTGATAGTCACTCTCGCAGTCTTGGATGTCCATCAGGTTGTCGATAACAATGAGTGGTGGGAAGGTGTTCCACATTTCCATGTAGGCTTGTAATTCCATGGTGATGTCTGTCCATGTGATGGGTGACTGGAATGAGAATGTGATGTGTTGGCCGTGGTGGATGCTGTCTCGATAGTATTCTGGCCCGTAGTCGTCGATGTTTTGTTGTATCTGGGCGGTGGTGTGTTGGGTGTTGAGTGAGATGATTCGTGTGGAGGCCTCCCAGGGTGTCATGTCCCCTGATATGTAGAGGGCGGGCTGGTTGAGCATCGCTGTGATGAACATGGCTAGCCCGGATTTTTGGCTGCCTGAGCGCCCCGCAATCATGACGAGATCCCCTTTGTGGATGTGCATGTCCAGGTTGCGGTAGAGGGGTTCTAGTTGTGGTATGCGGGGCAGCTCGGCTGCGGTTTGGGAGGCTCTCTCGAAGGATCGTTGTAGAGAGAGCATCGGGACCTTATCTATCTATCGGTTGGATGTGTATTGGTGGTCAGATGGAGTCGATGTCTACATCATCACTACTAGTGGTGTTGGGCTGGCTGTCTCGCCGATCAACGTAGGCTGCTACGAGATCGTAGATGGCGTCGTCGAGGGGTTTGAGGATGACTGCGTTGAACCCGTTTTTGGTGCGTACGGTGGCGAGTTTGAAGGCCTGCTCCTCGCCAAGGTATGTTTCGAGTTCGCGGATCATGGAGTGTGGGCGGTCGTTGTTGCCTCGCGCTTTTTCGATGATGGCGTTGGGGATGGTTTCTGGGGTGCCGTTGTTGAGGTCGTCTAGGGTGTGGAAGATGGTGACATCAGCGTAGATGCGGTCTGCGACCTGTCCGCCGTAGCCTTCGGTGTTGTGTTCCACGTCGTGTACTTTGAAGGCGATGGCGGTGGCGTCCTGGTTTTTGGAGGGGTTGAAGAAGGTGCTGTTGCTGTTGTTGCGGTAGTTGGCGAGTCCCATTGTTGTTTCCTTTTACTGTTGTGTCTGTTTTTGTTGGCTTATATTGGTTTATCGGGTGAGGCTGTTTCGTTTGCTGCGGAAAGCCTCGGATACGTCACTGTTACTGGTGATGGTCTTCTTGTATTGTTTAAGGAGGTCTGCTAGCTGTGCTTTGCTGGTGGCTTTGTTGATTTTGTCGATGATGATGCTGTTTTCGTTTGATGTGATGTTGTCTACATAGTCTTTGGCTGCCTGATTGTATCGGTCTTGGAGAATAATGGATGCGCTCGCGACGAGTGTTGCAAGATCCCAATCCTTAGAGACGGTGTTGTCTTTGAGTCCGCCTAGCAGGTCGATAATGGCCTGTTTTGCCTTCTCTGCTGTGTCTCCGCGGATGACGGTCCATGGTGCAGCATAGTCTCCACCGTATTTGAGTGTGACGGTGAATCGGTCGTCGTCTGTGTTGTCGGTCACTGGTGCTCCTTGTCTTCTTCTGTTGGGGCTGTGATGGTGGTTTCTATAGGGTACCTGTAGGCGTCTTTCCCGTCTACAGCCCAGCAGGCGTCCTTGACGGGGCATCCTTTACAGAGTGCTGTGACGTGGGGTACGAAGATGCCTTGACTGATTCCTTTCATTGCTTGACTGTACATGGATGATACATGCCGGTAGGTGTTGTTGTCAAGATCGTACAGTTCGGTTGCTGTGCCCTGGGTTTGGGTTGTGGTGTCGTTTCGGCTGCTGGCGGGTGTCCAAAACATTCCTTTCGTCACATCGTTGCCGTGTTGGGCGAGCATGTACCGGTAGGTGTGCAGCTGCATGCTGTCTGCGGGTAGGCGTCCTGTTTTGAGGTCGAGGATGAAGGTTTCGCCGGTGTTAGTGTCGGTGAAGATACGGTCGATGTAGCCAACGATCTGGGTGCCGTCTTGGAGGGTGGTTTCGACTGGGTATTCGATGCCTGGCTGGCCGTCTAGGACTGCTGTGTGGTATTGTGGATTGTTTGTGCGCCAGTTTTTCCACCGGTCGACGAAGGTTTGGCCGTACATCATCCACCAGTCGTAGTCTTTTTTGTGTGGCCCGCCTGACTCGCACATGTTTTTGCACACTCTGCCGGAGGGTTTTATTTCTGTGCCTTCGGATTCGGTGAGGGCTACTTGGGTGTCGAAAATGTTTTTGAAGGATGCGAGTTTGTCTGGCAGTGCAGGGTATTCGGCGGGATTGTACAGGTGTAGGTCGTATTGTTCGGTGATGTGGTGTATGGCGCTTCCGGCGATGGTTGCGTACCAGGTGTGGTGTTGGGCGTGGTAGCCGTGTTGGAGGCGCCATTTTTCGCCGCATTCGGCCCACTGGGTGAGTGAACTGTAGGAGATGTGGCCTGGGTGGCCGATAGTTTTCGGGTATTGTGCTAGAGGCATTACTTGTCGCTTTTGTTCCATGGGTTGCGGGTGTCTTGGCCGGCGTGGTGTTGCTGGTAGGCGAGGAGTGCTAGGCAGTGCCAGGCAGCATGTGCCAGATGCGGCAAATGTGATTCCTGGTCGAGGTTGTTGCCTTGCTGCCATGATAGTAGGTGCCGGTATAGGGCGTCGACGCTGTGGCTCCACGGGTAGCCGCCGGTCCAGTTGTTGTCGCCGTATTTGGTGGCACCGTATCCGGCGACTTCGCCGAGGGCGTGCAAGGCTGTAGGGTCGATGAGGGACAGTCGGCATTGTTTGAGTTCTTTTCGGGCTCCGGTGTTTGGGTCGGTGTACATGCGGGTGGGCTCATCCATGGGGTGTGTGCTCCTTAAGGGTGGGTTACTGGTTGGGGTTGTGGGCTAGGGCGACGGCGAGAATAATGATGGCGAGGGTTTCAGCAATGATGATGGGTGTTGTGATCATTTGTTGTTTTTGGGCTGGTAGGTGAGTGTTGATGCACCGAGGAGGGTGGTGAGGGCGCATGCGGCGATGATGGCGAGGGCTGCCTTGTGTGGGGTGCCGGTTGCGTACATCCATGTGATGATGGCGCCTTGGATCCAGGCTAGGCTGGTGAAGAACGTTTCGTAACTGTGTAGCTCAATGTTGTTGGGTGTGTTCATGCTTGCTCCTGAAGAATGGTGTTGATGGTTTTATAAATGTTGTACAGGTCGGTTTCAATAGATAACAGTTGGTTGATTTGGTGGTCGAGGTTGATGTCTGGGTTGAGGGTGTTGATGCGGGAGGCAATATCGGTGGCTGTGCGTAGTGTGCCGCCGGTGTGGTGAATGATGTGTGCCGTGTCGGCGAGTCCGGTGGTGACAGCGTAGTGGGATAGGAGAGGCATAGCGGGGATGCTCCTTGGCTGGTTACTGTTGCGGGTTGATGTTGAGGTCGGTGACGTTGGGGTGTTCTTCTGTTCCGGTGACGAGGCAGTGGACGGTGACGGGTAGTTTGGATGCGCCGGGCTGTTTCGCGGTTGCACCGTAGACGATGCTGAATGTGTCTTTACCGATGGTTTTGTGGAGTTGGAGGTCGATGTCGGGGTTGCCGTTCCAGTTGACACCGTGTGCGGCGGCCTGTTGTTCGGCTTTGCGGTTGCAGGTGTGTGCTGCCGTGATCATGGTGAGTCCGGTTGCTGTTTCTTCGCCCCGTGTTTGGGCTTGCTTGTGGGTTTTCTGCTGTTCGGCTTGTAGGGAGCGGACTGCTGCGGCCTGCTTGGCTGCTTTTTCGGCTTTGCGCTGTTGGACGGTTTTGGGTGTCCATTCGGTGTTGGCTGTGGTGGCCTGTGGGGCTGGTTGTGATGCGAGTGGCGGGTTGTCGTCGGGTGCTGGCAGGAAGGAGGCTGCGGCGATGATGGCGATCGTGGCGCCTGCGATGGTGTAGCCTTTTTTCTTGTTCATGGCTGTTGTCCCCTTTCTGGGGTGTTGTTCGTTGCTGACATGATCAATGATGGTGTGGGCGGTGGCCCATGTCAAGTGTGCGCTCAACTTGTGTGAGCGAATGTGGTTTAGCTAGGTGTTTTATTCTTGAGGTATGACAGGTCACGTCCTGTAGTCCAGTAGCCGAGACGATTACGCTTCATACCCTTAGCCTCCATCTCGTCCACGGTGAGACACCTGCGACGACTGGGGCCTTCCTTGACTCCATGATCGCCCGTGCGGTGCATGTCGCCAGAGCGAGTACTAGTGAATGTCTCGTGACAGACTATGCAGTGCTCGGGCTTGTATCCGATGATTGTGCTATCGAACTTGTGGCATGTCCATTGCATGATGGGTCCTTCTTTTGTGTTTTAAGCTGTGACTCGGTGGATTAGAGCGACTTTCAGCCCTTGGGGGTAGGATTATATGGGTCAGGTATTTCTAGGCGATTCTAGGCTCATTGTGTGTGGCTGGGGGTTATCGGGCACACAGGGTGAGTAGGTGTCCTATGTTGATGCGGGTCACATTCCAGTAGAGTTGTGTGGCTTCACCGCCGGTGAGGGGTTTCCACTCGGTGTGGCTGAACACGGTGCCGTCGGATGCTATGAATGTGTTGGGGCGTAGCTTGTGGAGTTCGGATTCCACGCTCTGCCGGTAGGCTTCGGCGAGGCCCTCAAAATCCATGTGGTCGCAGGAGAGGTTTTCGAGGCGTGTCAGGTCGAAGGGTGTGGGGCAGTCGTAGCTGGCGGGGCTGTAGAGCTGGGTGAAGTGGTCGGCGATCTTCTGCATCATGATTCCTTTTCTGGTGATGGTGTGTTGATGGTTTTATCGGGTGGATGCTTTGAGGATGGCGTCTACATCGATCACGTTGATCATGTCGTAGAGTTCCTCAGCTTCGTTCTCGGTGAGTGGCTGCCAGTCGGGTGGCCCGTATAGGGCGCCTTCGAGGGTGACAGTCCACAGAGGCCGGATGAGTTGTATGGCTTCTTGTACTTTGGCGTGGTACATGCGGCGCACCATATCCAGATCTATGTCGTCTGAATGGTCTCCAGTGAGGCTGTGGAGGCTGAGGGGGTCAATTTCTGTCTGCCCGTAGAGGCTGGTGAATGATGGTGTAATGAGTGTGCCATCCATGGGTGTGCTCCTTTCGGTGGTGTATGGGCTGTTGTGGTTTCTAGAGTGTGTAGGTTGCGACCCCATAGTCAAGGCTGCGCTCATTCGGATTGAGCGTTTCATATGGGTGTGGTATGGGATGTGGCGTATCTCACTTAAGCCTTTATTACCCCTCTCAGCGTCTCAAATCTTCTAGGGGTAGGATTATATGGGGTTGGCCCTGCTGATCGATTCTAGGCCCCATACAGTGCGCCTCAGGGGTATGTCTGGGCTATGGCAGGTGTTGCAGATCATTCGGAAGGTCGAGGTTGGCATACAGCACGATAGCTGGGGCGCTCTATCTGGGCATGGAATCTACACCCTCATACTGTGTGAGATGTATCACATCCTCCTGGCTTGGTGTGCACTCTCAATACCACTCTTCCGATCTGGCGTGGAGGGTGTAGCCCAGGAATGCCGTTTAAAGCCTTCACATGGCACCTAGGAGCGCCTTACGGGCTGGGGGGTAGGTATTTATACCCCCAGCATATTCTGATCGATTCTAGACGCCTCCAGGAGCCCGATATATGATCAGCGATCCAGACGCAGATCATCAGCCCCTATCCTGGTTAGCTAAGCCTCAACTATGTGGACAGTGTTGGATACTGTGAGGGAAGAAGGACACGGTAGAAGAAAGAGGGGGAGCATCAACCTTCACGCCTGAGGTACTTAAGTTAACCTTAGGGTCTTAGCACTTAGCACCGAGCCCCTCAAGGGCTCGGCATCAGCCCGAGCAGGCTCAGCCCATCAAGCACAGTCCTGAAAGGGGTACACGCCATCAGGGGAGACTTGAGAGTACGAGGAGCCCTAGCGACGAGTACTCGAAAGCCTGAGGGAACATCCTCAGCACATCAGCGCCTAGCGTGTTCGGAAAGGGCACAAGAGTCAAGTGTGACAGCTGTCCGGGAGCGAAACCCGTTCTGACTAGGGGTTTCAGCCTTAACCACCTGTAAAGGTTACAAGACTCTAAGAAAATTTAAGAAACTTCTTAGGAAGAAAGTTGTGTTGTTATCCACCAAAAAACACCCAAAATAGCCCTCAAACCCGCTAATAGAGCCAAATCCGCCGGTTTGACTCATCCCAGGTGGCGTATGCTAGGCTGGACAGGTAGCCAGCTGGACGCAAGGCCGAAATCCGCTGACGCGGCTTTCACCCTTGCATCCATCAGTCTACCAAACACTTTAAAGCTTCAAGGCTAAGCGCTAAGTGCTAAGCTCTTAAGACCTTAACACTTAGCACCGAGCCCCTCAAGGGCTCGGCATCAGTCCTAAGAGCTTAGCACTTAAAGTTAATTAATAACATTAACAGCTAAGCACCTAAGATAACATATAAACCTTAAAGGCTAAGCACTTAAGGATATAAACTTAACATCAGTGTTTAAGACTTTAAAACTTAAAGTAACTATAAAACCTTAAAGCTTTAAACACTTAAAGTTAACCATCAGTCTTAAACTTTATTATTATATAAGTATTAAAGCTTATAAGTTATAAAAGTTTTAGAAGAGCTAAGAGGTTAACTTCTTTACTTCTCTACTCTCTTTGGTTCTTTCTCTCTTCTCTTCTTTTCTTCATCAGGGGAGAAGAGGAACCTTTTGCCGTCAGCGCTGATGGGCTTTCGCCGTGTGACTCGTGTACCACCGGTCGCACGCTCCCGGTTTCACACTCACCACACTCTTACACCCGTGTCCCTTTACGGTTTAGCGTGTTTCACTTCAGGCGTACGGCGTGTCACGCTCACACCCTTAACATCGGGTGAGACTTAAAGTGTATATTATATGTAGAAGACTTTAAAAACTTTAAGGGTGTTCCCGCTTAGCTCGTGTCCTACACCGCTAGGCGCCAAGCGCTAAGCCTGGAAACGCGAACACACACCCACCCCTATTTTTCTTTCGTGTCCTTCTTCTTTTGACACAGCTGGGGGGCGATGTGATCTTTCTCACACCCATGGGGGTAGTGGAGAAAACAACCACCCCACCACACACAGAACACCCCCTCAAACGAACAAAACAGACCCCAGAATCGATCTGCAGGGCAAGGGCAAGGTATTCATACCCCCAACAGCTTCCAAGCCCTTAGAGAGGCAAATAAGACCCGTATAGGGCTAGGCGAGGATCGGAGACGCGATGGCACACACTAACCGCACCGCATCCGCCGCACACCGACGCTGGCGGCAACGACTCATCACCCAAGCCCAACAACAAGGCCAAACCGAATGCCCACTCTGCGGAGCAACCATCACCTGGAACACACACGACCTGCCAACCAGCCCCGAAGCCGACCACATCACACCCGTCAGCAGGGGAGGACTCAACACCCTCGACAACGGGCAAATCATCTGCAGAACATGCAACAGAAGCAAAGGCAATCGCAGCGAACCAAACATCAAATTCCAACAACAAACCACAAAAACATTGATTCCATGGTGAAAAACCCGCCAACCCCCACCGGGGACACCCCCTGCACAGGCGTGCAAGACCTCGTACGGCTT